GTAACTGGTTCCGGACCTCCCCGTGCGCAAATCGTTGAGATATCTATAAAAAAGACCGCCACAAGTGGGCGGTCAAAGAAAATTTAGAGGGATGGAAAACATCCCTTATACAAGTTATTAGTAATTACCCGTTGTTGTCAGAAGCAGACGGTTTAACCTCGGTCGCCGGAGCGGACTGAGGTTCTTTAGAAGGCTCAGGAATCTTAGTCTCCTCAGGAGCAACAAAACCAAGCTCCTCAAGCTTACTCCTCTGCTCAGGGTCATTAAGCGCCTGAAGAAATTCGGCGGGAGAGTTACTAAAAGAAGCGCGAATGTGCGATGGCAAACTTTCAAAGTACTCTGTGGCACGAGCAACAGAATTCTGAGCAGTCTGAAAATCTGTGACGTCAGAAAAGTCACCGAACTGAATCGGGCGCTTTGGCGAAAAAGGATCAGTCAAAAAGCCAGTCTCAGCATATTTCTGAAGGATGTTATCAATCATCGTTTCATCTTTAAAATGCTGTTGCGTCATCGACGGTTCAGTAAAGACAATGCCTTCGGCAGTAGCGTTTGTGTGATTAATTTTGAACTTCATATAAGCTCCACATAAAAAAGTCCTCGCACTACGCAAGGACTGATTAGAAGAATCTCCGTGTTGCGGCCGCGTCTGGACTTAGACTTCGGCCTTAGCAGGCGCGGCCGCTTTGGGGTCCTCAATCGTAGATACGAAAGCAGTCGCGGCGGCAATCTGTGTCGGAGCAGAGGCTACAAGCTCTCCAGTCTCATCAGAGTACTGACCGATCTCATAAAGAAAGAAATCGTCGGGATGCTGACCAACTGTAGTGCGGCTATCACAAACGAGATCAGAGAAAGACCGAGATGCATCAGCGGCAGAACGACTGAAGAACGGCGTATTAAAAACCTGAAGTTTCGAATCGAAAACGGAAAAAACTTTAAGGATCATGATTGATTCTCTTCCATAACGCGTCTGAGTTTAGCGGCTTTCAGTTCTTGGACGCGTTCACGAACTGAAAGACGATGAGGCGAAGTCTCGCCAGTATCTTCAAAATCACGTCCTCGTTTTTCGCGAAGACGCTTAATCTCTTCATAACGAACAATATCAGAACGCTCCAACAACTTATCAAAATAAGCTGGAGGATTCATCATAATCTTCTCGCTAAGAATAAGTCGATCATTAGTATAAATATCAGTCATATACTTTTCACAAAAGTCATGACCAATACCAGGTTTAAGCGAACAATGACAAAATTCAGAAACCTTACCGTCGTAATGCTCAAGCTTTAAAGGACCTGTAATTTTCTTTGTCACATAACGAGCAACGTAAGCCGCAGTCTCAAAATTGACTGCACCAATTGAACTAAAACCATAAGGCCAAAGTTTCTCAAGCGTACGGCTACGATATAAGTTATTACCTCGACGAATCGACCAGAGCTGTTTATCTACAAAAGTAACGCCAAAAATGATGGCGTGATAGTGAGGACGGCCAAGCTTATCGCCATATTCACCACACATAAAAAAGCGAAGCTGTTGACCAAAACGGCTCATGAAGTATTTACGCATGCGCTTCATGAACAGCTGAAAATGCTCATAATGAAGTGAGCCATCAGCAGGCAAATGAGCATCATCATAAGTCAGCGTAAGAAACATGTTGTTCTTATGTGACTTAGCTTCAACAACGCATCGAGCGGCCCATTCGCGAGACTTAGAAAGTCTGCAACCAATGCATTGACCACAAGGAACCTTGAAATCAGAAAAAGGAATAGCTTTAGACGGATCAAACGTTATCGCATTACGTTGTCCATCTTTTGTCTTCTGACCAGCAAGACGATACGCTGTTATCGGGTGAAAGCAAGGCATTTTTCAAGACACGCAATATGAAGCTCACGAAGAATCGTCTCACGAGAAGAGCGAAAACGAACTGGAAATGAACAAAGAGCGGTCCAAGGACGGTCGCGATAAAGCGTCCAAGTCACCAACTTGCGACGACCAACATAACTTTCTTCACCAGGAATAAGCCAGCAGACGCCAAAGTCTTTAAGAGTAAGCCGAAAAGCCGCAGTAGCCATAGCGAAGTTCCAAATGAAATTGAGATGTTCAAAATGATAACTATGACGACCGCGGCAGGTAATGAGGGTTAACGCTTAAGTTCAAACGTACGATTTTTTCGTACTTTAGATGCGAAAACCGCCGCGCATTGGTGTAGCACGAGTATTCAAAGCCTTCGTGCGAGATGCACCTTTCCGGAAAATACGCTTAGATGCCTTACGAGAAAGCTTATGACGACGACGAGACATATAAACCTCACTTTTTAAAAAGTTTCTTAACGGCCTTGAAGGCCTCCCAGATCGCAGAACCAGAATTCAGCAAAACATTAACGAACTTTAAGATCGTATCTATCACTTAGCCAACCTCGCAGCACCAACAGCAGAATTAACCACTGGCGCAGCAGTGCCAAAAGGGTTCAACAACTGCATAAACTGACCAATTTTCCAAGCGGAAGGATTCTGCTTCATATAGTCAAAAACCATCCTATTACGCTCAGTAGCTAAAGCAGAATTCTCAGTAGCATTCTGAGCTTGCTTCAGAGTCTCATCATAAATGCGATTCTGCCAGCCTTGTCCAACAGCCTGAGCATAAGTAAGAGTTGAAGCTTCTTTAGCGACTTCAGTCTGAGCCTTCTTAAGCTCAGTGTCCGCGGCTAAAGCAGAATTCTGAACCTCAACTTGCTTAGCCTGAGCTTCCTTAAGCTCTTTATCAGCACCAGAATGCAAAGCACCGGCAACATCAACCGGCTCAACGACCGGAGCGTTGCCTGAAGTACCTTGACCACCAGCAGATAAAATGGGATTAAGACCAGCTTTACGAAGGTCTTCAACTTCCCACTGGTGACGATTTTTCATCACTTCTTTCTGATGCTTCCAATTAACAAAAGAAGCCAACGCAGAACTACCTAAATTGCCGACAGCTGAAGCGGCTTCAGCCCATCCGAAACCCATATCACTGTCCTAAAGCAAAGATAACAACAGAGCCAACAACAGCAAGCCAAATAACTAAAGCCATAACAACTCCTTAGAAATGATCAACCAATCCGGGCACTGAATACACAGGCATCGGACGAGCGCACTTCAAACGAATATAAGAATCGAACAAAAATTGCGGTTCGCTAGTAACTGCAACGACGCGTTCGACTGGCGGATTATCTTGAATAAATTGAGACGAAAGTGTTGGCAAAGAGCTGAACTTCTGCGCAAGATGCCACGAATCGAGAGTTTGCGGATCAGTCGAGCGAAACTTACCTGTAATTTGGCCAGGGTAGTAACGATACTCAGCATAACGCTCTTGATAGCCAAAGACGTTATCGTCATCAGCAGTACCTTGCGCATAAATCTCTTTATTGAGAACAGCTTGTTCGCCAAGATGCGCGAGCACAGGCCAATAAAAATCGAAGCGACCTTGGCGCGACCACATACGATTAAGACCTTGCTGATACGTCAAATCAGCACGGACATTCACAAAACCGAAAACATAACCATGCTCAACAAAGGACTTCGAGAAGCCATGGAAACTATCAGAAACAACACCATAAGCCGCCAAATTGCCTTGCGGCGTCGTGTCATTTGTAGCTGAAGTTTGTTGAACAGGATTGATCGAAATACGAGCAGACGATCCGCCGAGGTATTCAGGACGCTGGAGACGAGCATCAGGCGAAATTACGCCAAAGTGCGAACGCAAGATCTCTGTGTAACGCGTACCTCCGCGTGCGTCGCGCTCGTAAAGCTTTTGAATCTGGAAAGCTTGGCGGAGGTCGTTGATGGAAATCGGAGTAGCAGAAGACAAATCAGCAGACAAATTGTCAGCTAAAACTAAACCACGACCAGCATAAAAAGAAATTTTTCCTGGATCCGAAGGATCAGCTCCAGTAATACTCAAAGGAATATTTTTAGGAACTAGATTCCATCGCTGATCCTTATCGCCTAAAACAACAGGATTAGTAAAAGAAACTGGATAAGGTTGAGACCAATTTTGAACAGCCCCAATGGTATAGTCTGCATGAAAAGAACCGTACTGAGCCGCCAAACTAAAATCGCCAGAGACCTTCGCAGAACCACCAAGCGAAATCTCAACTCCAGGTCCTTTCTGGGGCCAAGGCAAGCAAGATGTGAAGTAGTCGTGACGCTTACCACGACGAACTAAGCTGTAGTCAGAAAGATTATCTGGACCGTCGCCTGTCGGAACTTTCAAAGATTCTTGAAGATTCTCGTCTCTAAACCATTCATTGAAAATCAAATTGTAAGCGCGGAAAGGAAGCGCATTTACTTTCAAAGCTTTATCGACATTCGTCGGAAGACCGAAGTAATCCCAAAGCGTTTGATTCTGAACATTCGTGCCAGAAACAGTAGGAATCAAAAAGTCTGTAGAGTCAGACGGATTTTTCTGCTCACCATTGAACTTCTGCCAGTTATCCCAAACGAGTCTGTTAGGAACAAAGAAGAAGAAAGTCTCCAAATAAAGATTATCCATAAAAGGGACAATCGGCGTAGCCAAACGAGCAAACAAAGTAGCTGTCAGCTTAAAGCTATCGCCAGGAAGTACTTCATCGACATAAAAAGGTACAAGATAACCAGAATCGAAAGTTGTCTTATAACCATGAGAACGGTCAAAGACCGATCGAGGAATCTGAGTAGAAGGAATCTGAGAAAACAGATGCTGAGTAGAACGATTAACAGATGACATCTAAAAAATCCATAGCTATAGAAACAAAAAAGGCGGCTTAGTCCGAAAGCCCTCGACCAGCCGCCTTACGGCTCTAAAACCCAAGACTTAAAAAGCTTTATCACCGTAGGACAAAGCATATACCACAAGTCAAAGAGAAAGCAAACATTCGAGCAGTGCGTTGGGTACCCGCACGTGCATCGGGGTGTCACCGGAACCAGTTACATCAAGTAAGTAACTGGTTCCGGACCTCCCCGTGCGCAAATCGTTGAGATATCTATAAAAAAGA